GGGGGCGCCATACACTTTACATTGCAGGAGTAATTTATGCACAAAACTAGAACTGGCACGTCGGTTGATTTCGGCGTCATACCTGGCGGTGGTTACATCTCCTCGTATATCATTACAGGGCCAAAAGGACCATGCCCTGATGAGGCGGAAGCTTTAGTGGAGAGCCATTTGGGCGATCCCCTTCCGTATGTTCAAAGCCACTGGGGTCCGTTTGGATCCCAAGAGTTCTGGAGTACCGAGCATCCACGCCCTAGATGGAATGATTGTCGTAACCTTAAGTTACTTCGAACATTCTCTTATCCATACAGTTTTATGTATGAATATAACAATTGGAAGAATTGCGTATTTACTATTGCACGTCTTCCGCAACTGGGTTTTTCTACGCGTGAAACTGCGTTGAATGATTTAACGCTAGATGCTGGAACCTTTGTTCGAGCTCGAGCTTGGGCCAGTATGGCTCCGCGCTTCGAGTCTGATTTTCAAGCTCTCAATTTTCTTTTCGAGCTGAAAGATTGGAGGACAATAGGGGCAGGTATAGCGAAGAACCTACACAAATTGGGTAGGCCATTTACTGTGCCAGGTATATCAACACTGAGGAAAGTAAATCGACAACATGAAGCTCCATTAAAGGATTTAACATGTGCCGACGCCTTTTCAGGCGGTTCTCAATCAGTGGCGAGTCTCTGGCTGCTTAATGCTATGGCCATACAACCTTTGTTAAAGGATATGGCAGCATTTACTGCAGCAATGGCAACTGAATATCTCGACGCTCTCGACAAATTCAAAGAGGCGGGAACAAAGCCTAATACAAGGCACTATTCAGAAGTACTGAGGGATGAAGGCTACAGGCTTGCTGCCTGTGCCCAAATTCCGACTGGCGCGGCCGACTATCGTATTGTAAATCATACGAAATTTACGGCTTCGATGGAATACACTTATAATTATAACTTAAGTGATATAAATCGTGCGTTTGCTCAGTACTGGGGACTTACAGGGTCTGCCGAGGAGTTTTGGAATATGTTACCATTTTCCTTCCTGCTCGACTACGTTTTAAATGTAGCCAAGGCTCTGAAATTAGCGAAGATCGACAAAAATCTCGAACTTTTGCCAAGTCAGTACTGCGAAAGCACCCTTCAAGAAAGGGGTATCGTAGCTGGCTTAAATCCTGCGGGCGGTTCATTGTGTACTGCCTGGGTTAACGGTAAGTTTTATCCTACCAACCCAGGGAAGTTTGTGCCTATACAAGGCCACATGAGCAGCGACTACATACGAAAAATAAGAGAACCAATTCGGTATGGGTTGATCCTTCCACAATGGAAGCTACCGAACGTGACTCAACTATGGAACGTTGCAGCCCTTGCTAAGGTGTGTATATTTCACTAATTGACTCTTTCCCCACAACGGGGCGGTCTACTAGCACGATACGCTATTTATTTATAAGAGGAAAAGACTTATGCCTTTATTCACCAATCCAGTCACATTGACTGACGGTACTACACCCGCAATTTTTACATATCAACAGCAAGAAACTGTTGGGAATTCCATCGTACATACACTTAAGGAGCTTGCTGCTGATACATCGCAGAAGTCCACGTGTAAAGCTAAGTACAATGATTCCAGTCCCACTTTGAACCGTTCAGTCTTTCAACGCAACCTTATGTTGCCTATTGAAGACGGTACGCTCGAAATGGCCACAGTAAATATCTCTGTGGTACATCATAAGGAACATCCTATAGACTCACTCACCATGATAGGTAAGCAGGCTGTAGATGCTACGAATGAAGTGGACTTCTGGTTGAATTTCTTCAATCAGATGTAGCGGGGTACCATTTAGTGGATAGACTTGTAAGCTGGAGACTCGCATTATGCGCAGTCGTAAAAGCCATTATAATCTACCTAATAAAGGAGCTCGTATTGCCTCGGCTAGGAAAGCTGAGGCGAGAAGAGCACAAATTACAAAAGAGTTTAATCAATACCACGCGAACTTCGCGGCGGAGTATATCTTATCCCTTATTGATGATGCTCATAACAATCTGCATATGTTGTATGGTTTTGCTGACTACACTCGTGATCGCCGTTATGTTTCCCGGCGTATAAGACACGAGGGGTTAGACTTTGTTACTAACGGACTACCTACTCTCATGGCCGGTTTACTGGCCTTTCTTGAGCACGGAGAACCGTTCTATCCCAATTTTAAACTTCGTACCGGGACTGAACACCCTGTCTTCTTAAGACGGATGTTCGAGATCGTAACAAATGAAAGGAACTATAGTGCAGAGCAACAGGGTGCCGCCATTGACGTTATTTATAACGTTTCAACGTGCTTTAAAAAGCTTCGCGGTCCTGCTGATGAAAACAGTCATCAACAACATTATGATGACTTCGTTGCCACTGATGTAGAGCTAGGACGCATCGATTTTGATGCAGACCTTTTACAACCTATCATTAGGTCGCTCTGTACTCAATGGGACAGTTTTGTATCTGACGTATCACCGTTTGGTGCAGATAATGTTCCTCGACCCGGGCCTGGCGCCGTGGTTGGTGGTGTACCGAAACACATGCGTTACGCGCCACATGTGTTGTATAAAACGCTGAATACTGCGTTCCCGTATGAGGAGTGGTTTTACACTCATCCGTGGGACTTAGTGCAGCAGTCGCGTCTCTTCTTAGAGCTTAACAATGCTCCTGAAGATGAACCCCATTCGGAATACTTGCTAGTTCCGAAAACCTTTGTTAAATGGAGGGGTATATGTAAAGAGGCAAACGAAGTCCAATATATACAGCAAGGCTTACGCCGTGTACTGTATAATGCTATTGAGCGTAAATTAAATTCGTTCATACCCATTAGAAATCAGGATGTGCATAGAACTCTTGCACAATCGGCATCTGCAGACCGCGAAGACGCGACTGTAGATGAATCCGAAGCATCTGACCGTATCGCTCGATTACTTGTGAGTTATATGGTTCAGAATACACCTGATTGGGCTAACGCATTAGAGGCCGCTTCATCAAAACTGGTGAAACCACCCTCATGGGCTACCCAAACCGAATACTTGGCGACGAACAAATTCGCACCAATGGGTTCGGCGATTTGCTTCCCGATCATGTCTTTAGTGCACTTTTTCTTAGTGCGTGCAGTTATCCTCATTTACTGCACAGACATGACACATATGAAAAGAAAGGCTCTATGTAACCAAGTTAGCGTATACGGCGACGACATTGTTTTACCGTCCTCCGTTGTACCTTTGGTATACGAATGGCTTCCTAGGTTCGGTATGAAAATAAACGAATCTAAGAGTTTTGCAAAGTCATTTTTCAGGGAGTCGTGCGGATGTCACGCTTATAAAGGTGTTGACATCACCCCGGTATACATTAAGTATACGAATTTTGAATCTACTGAAGGATCGCCTGCTAAGAAATTAGCATCGCTTCTTGCGGCAGAATCGAACCTCTTTAGAAGAGGTAAGGTTAGAACTGCTGAGTTTCTGAGAAAGTACATTGAGACTAAGTGGCCCAATATGCCATATGTTTCAGATGTTACCAACTTAGTGGGGTTTTTACGCCCACCGTTCCACGAGGACCTAACTGACTTTTCTCAATTGTCAAAGAAGGCGACCTCAAGGAAATGGAACCGATGGTTACAAACTTATACATATAGATTGAACGTCTGGTCGTCAGCCGTAGAAGAAGGGATTATACCCAACGACTACCAAGCTTACTTGCAGAGTTTAGTTCAGCGACCCACCAGGGACGTCAAGTTCCAGTGGCTAGCAACTGGGGAAGTTTCTTCTCCTTTTAGTATAGATGAGTTCGTACGTCGAGTGGATGACGAAGCACTGACGCTTAAAGTGAAACGTGCTCGCATATTCTCGTCCGGTTTGGAAGGTCATGAGCTAAAGCTCGACCACTCTATGCCGT